GAGAATCCTTCCTACGCTGTTACCAATAAAACTGCATCAGCAGGAACAGCAACGCTTACAATAGGCTCTCATCTTTTGAATGTTGGAGATTCTGTTGTTGTAGATATATCTGACGCTATTTTTGACGGAACACATACAATTACAGCAAGAACATCAACAACAATTAGTTATACAGCCGCAGGCACTGTGGGTTCTACCGCGACAACTGGAACAGTAGTTTTTGAAAACTCTACCCACATTCACTTAAATGCTATAAACTTCGATATTTCAAGAAACGCTCCAACAGATAAATTGCTGCTTGCTTTTAGTTTAATAGATAAAGACGGGGCAGGTTCAGGAACAGAACCAGACTATGTAAAGATTCTTGTAGAGTTTTATAGAAATGAATCATCAATAACCTCTGGATATGCAAAAGCAGAGATATACATTGACGGATCAGAATTTACTGGTAATAGATACAAGGTAGTAGAAATTCCTATTTCAGATCTTATAACTAGTCCAGACTTCAGTGCTCAACAAATTAGAGTTGCTAGAATTTTTGCCTCTGTAGTTCATACAGAGTCTGCACAACAAAAAACATCTCCAAACCATTATATAGATTTAGAAGGACTAAGACTTGAAAACGATACTACAGCAAATCCAGTCTATGGAATGGTTGGGTATTCTGTCGTAAGAACAACTGATGGACAACCACTATATAAGTATCAAAATACAAATAATTATGTAGAGTTTAGGTTCAATTTGGATGTGGGATAATGCCTAAAGTTATTATTCCAAAAGACAATTTTCCAGAAATGGACATTTATACACAGAAGTATAACGTTAGATATAGAATTGTTTCTGAAAACCAAAACAACTTATCATACTGGTCACCTATATTTCAAGTAGATCCACAAATAGTTTTTTGGCGTGGAACAATAGAGATTCCAGGCTATATGTTTTTAGAAAAACTAGGATCTTCTTTCGTAACAATAACATGGGATTCTGTTTCTATCTATAAAGATGTAGACGGAGATCTTAACTATATTGGAGAACTCCCACACTACGACCTCTGGATTAAATGGGCTGGCAATGGTGGGGGAAACCCAAGTGACTGGATTTATAAAGAAAGAATTGCCTCTACATCTGTAAACATTAATATTCCTTCTGCATATATTGATTCAACTGGAGTCACAAGAAGTTCTCCCAAATATATGTATGCAGAAATATATAGACCAGGAAGACCAATACTCAGATATGAGCAAACTTATGAATTTCCACAAAACTCTACAACGGTTGATACTACCAACGACTGGATTGATTTTGGTCAAGGTCATGGATCTGCAACAGGAACTCCAGGCCTCTATACGTCTGCCACACCAATAGGTGGACTAACTAGTGGAAATACCTACTATACTAGAACAATTAACTATACAACAATTGCTCTGTATCCAACAAAACAAGATGCCCTTGACGATACAAATAGAATTAATCTAACATCTACTGGATCTGGAACAGGGTCTTTTTCTGGTTTTCCATTTAGAATGTATGATGCACTAATTACCAACCTCTGATATAATTAACAAGGAGAAAATAATGGCAAAAGTACCCCTTCCAGACCGTGGTCAACCTCTTGACGTTACTTATTTGTATAGAATTGCAGAGGCAGTAAATGATGCAGTAGACACTATTTCTACTGCAACTTATAACTACACCTCTATAGACACAAGGGGCAGCGGTAGAGAAGACGTTAAAAATAGCAATGCAAAAATTTATGCAACCTATGTTGATGTAATTTCAGACGAAACTGTCTCTGGAAATACAACAAAAACTTTTTCTGTTCAGTTTGCATCAGAGTTTAAGTATCCACCAATAGTTACTGCCACACCAGTAAACGAGGGAAGCACTATTGGAAACGATGTTTTTGTAGTTATCAACTCAGTGGCAACATCTGGAATAACTGGAACAGTTAGATTTAATTCATCTGGACAAGTAACTAGAATATCTATTAACGTTATAGCAATTGGTCTGCCTGGATGATATAATTAGGCGCAATGCTTAAATGTAAAAGATGTAATGGGAGAATATTCGTTGACAGCATGTACAATGCTGAAAACCATATTGAAACTTTTTGCATAAATTGTGGTGCAAGAAAGTTTTACCATAATTGGCAACCAGATGACAGGGAGGCGCAATGGTTTCTAGCAGTAGAGAAAATCAGAGCGAAAAGAACGATATCTCCGTTATAAAAAGGCCTCGTAGAAAAGTTTGGTTTCTTAATGGAGACTTAGTTCGTGTTGAGCATACCTCTCGCGCAGCAGGAATAGTCACGCTATATAATCTTACACAGGATAGAAGAGAAACAACCACAACTGTTGAGTTTAAGAAAAAGCGCAAAAGAGCCTTTACAGTTAAAGAAACAGCACAACTCTTAAACTGTCACAGAAAGCACATTCCTAGATTAGTTAAACGAGGAATTATTCCAGACCCAGTAGGAGAACTACCAGGGGGAGAAAGAGCCTTCCATCACTTGTCATATTACTCAGAAGACGTTATAATGGAAGCACGCAAGGCCATGTCTCAGATACACCATGGTGCTGCTCGCAAGGATGGTCTTATAACAAATAATAAGACTCCTACGGAGCAGGAGTTGCGTTATGCAATGGGAGATGGTATCCTGTTGTACACCAAAACTGAAGACGGTAGATTTATACCAATATTCAACGAAACCATCTAGCGAAAGGATTTCACATGGAGCCTACTAAGGTTCAGTGGTCCCTTGGGTACACCCTAAATACTGGTAATTTTCAGTCCCTTAGATTGGATTGCCAAGTAAATGATTTTGTACGCGAGGGAGAGTCAACAAAGGATGCATCAGATAGAGTCTATGCATTTGTAGAGCAGCAACTAATTGAGAAGTTAAACGAGGCCAAGGAGGAACTGGCATGAGCAAGGCATATATAGCACATGGGGAGCGCCCAATTCTTGTTGTTGGATACGATAAGAAGCCAGCAAAGGCAATGAAGAGAGTGGCAAACCTTATTACAGAGATGCAGCAGGAAGATGAGTTTCTTATGCTGCTGGGCCTGAATACATCATATGATGATGATGGTTACTATCACGTTACTGCAACCCTGTCAACAATGGCATAGTCATGGCTGACCGTAAAGAAAGATTTGCGGTTCTTAGCAGATACGATAAGCATTGTAAAATGAAGGGGCTTCCTGCTTCTAACATTAATAAATATAATGAGCAGTGGGCAGCAGATGCCCTGATTGAATCTTTTTCGATGCAGGATATCTATGACGCTATGGAGTACTATTTTGACATAAATCCTCGCCCCACATGGAAAGGATTTGCCAACAATGTAGATCGTCTGCTACAATCCAAGGCAGATAAAGAAGAAGATATGAGATTGCGTGCTGAAAGGCGTGCAATGGCAAAGGAGTGGTTAAGTGAGCAATCTAGAGGCTAAGACAATTTCTGCGGTACTGAATGACAAGCAGATTCATATTCTGCTACAGGCTAACGCAGATCTACTCCTTAGAACGCATGGTGATATTTGGCAGTTTGTTCGTGATTATTATGAGCAAAATGCAACAGTGCCACCAGTAGATCTTGTAAAGAATAAGTTTGCAGATTTTGACTATGACTCAGACACTGGAGCAACCAAGTATCATCTAGATGAACTAAGGGCAGATTATCTTAGCGATAATCTTAAGATGATGCTAAGAAATGCAGCAACTGGTCTTCAGGAGGGTAATGCAGCAGATGCTCTTGATTCGCTTATCAACGAGACAGCAAACATTAAGCGTGTTACGTCAACTGTCCGTGATCTAGATGTAACAGATATTGACAGTGCTGTATCTCATTTTGAAAATGTAAAGTTGATGCAAGAGGCAGGAACCCATGGAATCTATACAGGACTAGCAGGATTTGACAACTATCTTCCAGCAGGCATCACCGCAGGACAACTTGGAGTTTTGTTGGCTTATCCTGCAATTGGAAAGTCTTGGATGGCACTTTACCTTGCTGTACAAGCGTGGAAGAATGGAAAGTCACCGCTAATTGTCTCGCTAGAAATGACTGAGACAGAGGTTCGCAATCGCATCTTCGCTATTATTGGTCAGGGAATGTGGAGTCATCGTAAACTATCCTCTGGTCAAGTAGAGATTGATATGTTTAAGAAGTGGGCTGCAAAGACATTTGAAGGAAAGCCAAGCATTAATATCATCTCTAATGATGGTATTGGCGAGGTATCTCCAAGCGTCCTCCGTGGAAAGATTGATCAGTATAAGCCAGACATTGTTTTTGTAGACTATCTTAACCTTATGACGAGCAATCAGCGCACAGACAATGAAGTAGTCAAGATGAAGAATCTTAGCCGTGAACTGAAGTTGCTTGCTATCTCTGAGCAGATTCCCATTGTTGCTATCTCTTCTGCAACACCAGATGATGTGACAGATATGAATAGTGTTCCAACTCTAGGACAGACCTCTTGGTCACGACAG